AGGACAAAAAGAAGGCAACCCAAGCCGCCTTGAAGCCTTACCTTGTCATTGCTCAGCCTCGACGTGATGCAAAGGAACAGGCAGCGCAAAGTTTTGTCGGAGACAAGTCAGCGATAACGACATGGTGTAGCTACAAGTATATAAACATTAGTGGGCAACTTGTTGACGTGGCTCGTAATGCTTTGGCAGAAAAAGCCATTCAACTTGAGGCAAAGTATTTGCTATTGGTTGGCGAAGATACGGTCATGCCTTATTACGGCTTTGAGGAGTTGCACAGAACTTGCGAAGAAAACCCAAACACGGTAGCAAGTGGCGTGTATTATTTTAAGGAAGCTGGTGCAATGGTTTTAATTACGGACAAAGACGGTTACAGATGCACGGCAAATGTTGAGCCTGACCAAATGATTCTTAATCCAATGCTCATCGGCATGGATGCTATGTTGATTCCTGTAAGCATATTAAAGGAATTAAAGGAAAAAGAACCAGATTGTCCTTTCTTTTGCGTGGTTTCGGAAACGGAAAACACGCCATTTGTTGGCGAAGATGAATGGTTTTTACACTTGATTTATAAAAACGGTTATAATTGCATTGTTAACACCAATGTACAATGTTTGCACATGGATTTGGCAACAGGAAATTACAATGCTCATCCAGATGTTGACCTTGATGATTACGTTTGTGAGATAAAGCCAAACAGACGTTTAACTTGCGCAGATAGACATTACTTGCATAAACGGTGGAACGACAGAGTTCCAAAACCAAAAATGGTAACAGAAAAGAATATTAGAAAATGAAAATAGCCATTTTTACACACATCAACTCTCCTGCTACCGACTTTTACCGCACTGTCGGCTGCTATGCCTACATGGGGCATGATATTAGATACCTTGCCATTGAATCGGCAAAGTGGTATGATTTAATGGATATTGATGTTGTAGTGGCTAAGTCTCCTAATGGCATGGCGTACTTTGAAATGCTAAGAGAGTGTAAGAGGATGGGTAAGAAGATAATTATTGACCATGACGATAATCTACACGAAACAACACGGACTAATCCGGCACACGTTGGACTAAGCCATGAGGCAATGCGTAAAACGGTGGAGGATTGTTTTGGCTTTGCTCATCACATTATTTATTCTACCGATGCCTTGCAAAAGTATTATATGCCTTATCACGAAGGCATTGCAAGCACAGTTATAAATAATGGATGGAATCCAATTATTCAGCCATTTATGCCAGTACCTAAGATAGAAGATAAGATAAGATTTATTTGGCGCGGTTCAATGCATCACTTGGATGACATAGGTAGTATAGCAAGTTATATAAATGAATTAGCGGAAGATGAGAGCTGCGATGTTGCTATGCTTGGCATACAAGATTTTATTATGGCTCATCTATTTCCAAAGGTAAAAACAAAGGAATGGAATAGCTCATTATTTGGCTACTTTGAAACATTAAACAATAGCCAATGTCACTATGGGTTATTTCCGTTACTCAAAAACGATTTCAACTTTGCCAAAAGCAATATATTTGCCATTGAAATGTTAGTAGCTGGCGGAGTAACGATTGCGCCAAAGGGTATACCAGAGTACAATATACCAGGTGTGATAAAGTATAACAACTTTGGCGATGTCATGGAGGCAGTAAAAAATAAGGACTTTGACAGAGAGGCAATAGTAAAGGAGGGAAGGGAGTATTTGAACGATGTGCTTAGAGTGGATAAGCAAAACAAAAAGAGAGAATTAATTTTAAATAATTTAAACTAATAAACTATGGCGGCTTTTTCAAATTATTTGGAAGACCAAATAACAGCATGGATTGCAGGAACAACTTTTGCAACTGCTCCAACGGCAACTTTTGTGCAGTTGTATAATGGTAATCCGACAGATACTGGTTCTTCTGGTACTGCGCTTTATGAAAGGATTACTATTGCTTCTGGCACAGGGTCATGGACAAGAGGTACAGGTGATAACGGTACAATTACAAATGCATCTGCATTTACGATTACATCAGGTGCTACAGCTACGGGATCTGCTACTCACGTTACTGTTTGGGACGCATCTGCATCTGGTAATTTAATTTTCTTTGGTGCATTGACAACTGCAAAAACAATTGCATCTGGTGATGAAGTTAAGTTTAACGCATCTGCATTAACTTTAACAGTTGCCTAAATATTAGGAGAATGCTTAGGTGACCTCCTAATTAATATTTTACTATGGGATATTTATCAGCTAAACAAATAAATCACCTTAAAGACCTTCAAAAGTCCAACTACGCAGGTAGAAGGAGTTTCCAAGGTATGTCATTGAGAGTGGTAGGTTTAGCAGATGCAGTTATTGAGTTTGCCGAATTAATGGAACAATGTACAGTTAAGGAAAGGAGTAGAGTAATTGATGCAGCTACTCCTATCGCATTAGATGTATATAAGTCATTAGTACCAGTAAGTAGTAAACCTCACCGTATTAGTACCAATCCTTTCAAAAATAAAAAAATGCAAGGATGGGAAGAAAGAGATAGAAGTTCAATAATTGTGCAACCAGGTAATTTAAGAAAGTCTATTATTGATTTATCTAAAAATCTTAAATCATATAGATATGCAGTCGGAGCTGTAGGCCCATTGTATAAAAGAGGTACAATGAATAAAGGTATCAATAGCAGCGAAGGAACTAACGGCTTTTATGCTCACATGGTGTTTGGAAGTACAAGAGCCTGGTATAACAAGATAGTTGTAAAGGCAAGGAATTTGAGCAGGGAGAGAGTAATTAAAACGATGCGTAATGAATGTATATTTATTATGCAAGAGAGACCTAAAAAATTCTGGCAAGTATTATGATAGGAAAGCTAATATACGGAAGGTTAAGTACAGAGCCAACAGTCATAGCGATTGTAGGGCAAAAGATTTATCCGGACTTAACTCCTCAAGATGTTCAATATCCCTTCTGTGTATACACTATCATTAACTCTACTGCCATTGATTTTAAAGATGGTCAAAGTAATTTGGAAGAAGTACAAATACAAATAGACTGTTATACACAAAGTTATGACAGTACACAAGAGCTTGCAAACAACATAAGAAATAGCCTTGATAGATTTACGGGCACAGTAAACGGTATAAGTGTACAAACGATTAAATATATGTCAAGCGATTCACAGGTCTATAATCCTACGTTAAACGTATATTGGATGTCAGTTGATTTTATGGCAAGAATGAAACGATAATTATGAAACTAAGATTAATAAAAACTTGGAACGGAAAGCCAGTCGGAGCAACAGGAGTATTCCTTTCCGACTTTGGCAAGCAGCTTGTTGCCGATGGCATTGCCGAGCATCTTGATGATGACTTTGTCGTAGAGCAGATGCCAGAAAAACAAGTGCAAGAGGCACCTCAACCAATTTATATTCCTGTGCCAATGCCTATGGAATATTTTGAGCATGAGAATGAATTGGAAAAAATTGATGTTAATATAGATTTGTCAAAAGCTAAAAAATAATAAAATGGCAACAACTGGAATAATTAACGGTACGTTGATGAGGTTATACAAAGATAGCACTGCTATTGGTTACGCCACATCCTGCCAAATGAACATCTCCGCAGCTATGCGTGAAATCTTAACAAAGGATTCCGCAGCTGGAGGATGGAGAGAAGTAAAAAAGGGTCAGTTATCTGGCACACTTTCAACAGAGGCACTGTATGCCGGGCCTGGTGATACATCTACAAATTACTTGTTTGATGATCTCTTTACCGATTTAATTAGTGGTACTGCGCTTACTATTAAGTTTACTACTGATGTTCAAGGTGACAATGTGTTTACAATGTCTGCTATATGTACATCATTAGATCTTAATGCCGCAGTGGAAGAGAATACAAGCTACTCTGCATCTTTTGAGGTGACAGGTGCAATCGCGAAGACAACAAAAGCATAATTTAAAAATTACCTAACATGAAAACAATAAAAATAGCTAATGCGGACATTCCAGTAAAGTTTGGAATGTTCGTGTTAGGTACATTTTTACGGGAGAGGAATCTAAAACTTAGCGACCTCTCCCAACTTGGCGAAGACCTCCTATTTGCTCTTGAACTTGCCTTTGCAGGTGTACAGGCAGGTTACAAGGCAAAGGGAGAGAAGTGCCCATATACCTTAGAAAAGTTTTGCGACTTAGTAGATTTGGATAAGGGAGGGATAAACAGGATAACGGAGCTGATAACAAATGAGATTTCAGTACCAGAAGATCCGGAAAGAAAAAACGAGATAGCGGAGGAGGTGAATTAACACTTGACTATATCGAAAGATTTTGTTTTGGAGTCCTAAGATTCCATCCTTCGCAATACTATGAGATGACACTAAGAGAGGTTATTATAGCTATGCAAGGTTATAATAATCAATTTGAAATAGAGCAGCAATTTGAGTGGGAAAGAGCCAGGTGGCAAACAACACTTTTATTAAATGTTCATACGGCAAAAGGCAAATCAATTAAGCCTAAAGATTTGATTGAATTTCCTTGGGAGACAGATAACGTAAAACCAACTAAAAGAAGTTTGTCAGAAGTTGATAAGTCAATTTTTGAGAAATGGGATAAAGAGTAGATAATGGCATTAGGTAAACTGAATTTAAAACTTGGCATTGATGTAAGTAATCTTGAGAAAGAACTTGGCAAGGTTGAGCGTAGTATGGCAAGGTTTGGTGGTAAAATGCAAAGTGTAGGTACTACATTATCACAGTCACTTACCTTGCCTATTATTGCACTTGGAGGAGCAGCTTTAAAGTCCTTTGCTGACATGGAGAGGTTGCAAAACGGTTTAACTGCCATTATGGGAAGTAGTGCAGCAGCATCAGTTGAATTAGAAAAATTAAGAAAGGTTGCAGAGAATCCTGGTCTTGCTTTACCTCAAGTTGTAAAAGCATCAGCTACTTTGCAATCTGTTGGTATGTCTGCTGATGTTGCTCGAGAAACTATTACACAATTTGGAAATGCAACTGCAAGAGCAGGAGAGGGAGCTGAAACATTTGATGGAGTTATCGTTGCGTTAGGTCAAATTAGTGCAGTAGGTAAAGTTACACAAGAAGACCTTAATCAGATAAAAGGAAGGTTACCAGAGTTTGCTGATGTAATGAAAAATGAATTTGGAGTAGTTACGGCAGAGGCAATAAATAAAATGGGCATTAGTGCAGAGGATTTTATTACAAGGTCTGTAAGTGCGTTAGGAGAATTAGAAAGAGCAAAGGGAGGCCTTGGTAATGCTTTTGATAATTTAAAAGACAATGTAGGTGCATCATTAGCTGAACTTGGTAAGGTAATAAATACAAGTTTAAATGTGGAGGCAATTTTTATAGCTTTATCGGATAAATTAAATTATTTAGTAGAAGGCTTTAAAAAATTAAATCCAGAAACACAAAGCTTTATTGTATATGCTGGTTTAATTGTTGCTGCAATTGGTCCAGCAATATTTATAGTAGGTAAAATGATTACTACCTTTGGAGCATTAGCAGGTACTACAAAAATGATAATTGAAAATTTTGGAAAACTTAAAGGAGCTGTTGTTAAAGCCTTTACAGCTATACTTGCTAATCCTGCTATACTTGGAGTAACTTTAGCTATTGCTGCCGTTGGTGCTATTGCTTTATACGTTTATGATAACTGGGAGGCATTTGCAAGTAGGTTTCAAAACATTTGGATTAACATAAAAAATAGTACAATGAAAGGTGTAGCTGATTTTATGAAAAACATAGATAAGCTACAGAAATTTTTAGGTATTCAATTATTTGATGTTAGTAGTTTAACAAGTTATACAGAACAACAAAAAGTAGTACAAAAAGAATTTAAAAGTATAGGAGAAACAGTTGATAGTTTATCTGGTAAATTAAAAAGTTTATTTTTAGCTAAACCAAAAACTGGAACTAATGAAGAAGCTATTATAGGTAAAACTAAAACTACAACTACTCCAACAGGTGGCGGTACTGCAGCTGCATTACAACCAGCTACACAAGATTTAGGTATTACTGCTATGCTTCCAACATTGGATGTATTGCCAACAAAATTAAGTAGCGTAACTGCTGAAGCAGAAAGATTAAAAGAAACAACATTAGCATTAAACGATGCTACTACAAAATTCGTTCCTCCTATTCCTGCTATTGTAGCTTTTAAAACTGAAATAGAATCTTTAGGATTAAAGATGAATGAATTAGGTAACGCATCTATAAATATCAATTCTGCTATATCATCTGGTATCGGAGTTTTAGCAAATGAGTTTGAAAAAGGTATAGGTTCATTTAATGATTTTGCTAACGCAGTAGTTAAAGGTGGTTTAAGCATTATAAAATCATTGATACAACAAGGTGTAGCAGCTGCGGTTTCAAATACATTAAAAGGGCCTGCTGGTACATTGGGCCCAGTCGGTGTTGCAGTTGCTGGTGCTGCTGGAGCATTGGCATCGGGATTATTTACAAGTTTAATTTCAAAGATAGGATTACCTAAACTTGCACAAGGTGGTCTTGCCTATGCTCCAACTATGGCAATGGTGGGAGATAACAAAAACGCAAGGGTTGATCCAGAAGTTATTGCTCCTTTGTCAAAGTTAAAAGGGATGATGGGAGATATGGGAGTAGGTGGCACACTAGAGACAAGGATAAGCGGAAATGATTTGATTATATTGTTAAATAGATCTCAAAAAGGTCTTAGTAGAATACAATAATGGGAGTTAGGTATCAAACGACAGTATATAACGAAAAAAGCAGAAAGATTACTGTATCAATAAAAGATAGTAATTATTCTGGTGCTGTTGGGACATTTGATACTTTATCATTAGGCTTACAATATGATAGCGAAAGCCAGCAAGGACAAGAAAGATTTACACCTATTATCGGATCTTCATTTAATTTATCTTTACTTATAAATAATAACGATTTACAAACATTACTTCTTGATATTGGATTAGCGGTTGAAGGTAGGTTTACAATAGATTTAACTGCTTATGAGGATGATAATACGACAGTATCTTTTAATTGGTATGGTTATATAGTTACAGATTTAGTGCAATTTGAGGATGTGCCTTTGTCGATTGGTTATGTTGCTCAAATATCTGCCATTGATGGATTAGGATGGCTAAAAACTTTAGACTATAAAAGTGCAGTAGGGCCTTACAATGGGCAAGACACAGTAGTACAACATATATTAAATTGCCTCAATCAATTAGATTTTGTACAAACTGAACTGGTGGCAAATAGCTTACCAGTCCTTCACACTGTTTTTAACTGGCATGAAAGCACATTAACATATAGTGCAAATAATGATTTTGCTTTAAAAACTGCAATACAACATAGAGCATTTTATCATATTGACACAAAGAAAAATTATACTTACCAAAGTTGCTATGATGTAATTAAAAAAATATGTCAGGCACTTGGTGCAAGAATTATATTTAGCGGTAGTCAATATTGGTTTATTCAGATTAACCAATATGCTAACAATCCATCATCATTACGTTATTTTAAATATAGTGCTTTAGGTGTACAAACATCTGGCACTTTTACTGATGACTTTACTTTATCTAACGTACAAGGTAATTTAGGAAGTAGTGATTTAATGAGATTAAGTGGTGGGAAATGGACATACTACTCGGCTTTAAAAAATGCTTTAGTACGTTATAATCATAATGCCAAAAAGAATTTAATGCCTGGTGTAGTGTATAACTACATTACAAATACAGATCCTGTTATAGTAAGAACAGATACATTAGATAGTACAAACAATGAAGCTAAACTTAGCTATACAGGAATGTTATATCAAAGGTCTATTTGGTCAACTGGAGGAGGTTTTGTGCCTCATATATTTGTATATGCTGTAAAAGTTGCATCTATTATTGATTACATACCATTAATGGGTTTTAATATATTACAGACCTGGACACTTGGAAGTGGATGGAGTATATTAAATGGTAGTTTATTTGCTACTACAGTTACAGGAGTAGTTGAATGGACAGGCAGCGCGGTTGTTTCTAATAGATATTATTACGTTACTATAAAAGTAGGAACTTTGCAGCAAGGTGAATTAAGATTACGCATTGGTGGAGTTACTAAAACTATAACTACTGAAGGGGATTACGAGTATAAAATTTATACAACAAATACAGATGCTTTTAAATTAGATTCTATATCAGCTTTAAAATTTACTGGTGTTATTGATAATTTGCAAGTTAAACAAGAAAGTAAATATTTAAAAAGACCAGTTACTTTTACTAATGGTTTTAATTATCAATTAGGTGCAGCAAGTTGGGAAAGTAGCTTTTATGAATGGGAATTTGTAACAGACATTATAAATTTAGATGGCACTGAAATTAATAACAAAACTATTTCATTTGACACTTTAGCTATTCCAGAAACAGGAGAATATGTTTGGGAGATGCGTCTTAAAGAAGTTAGGGATGAAAGTGGCACAGATATAAAAGCAGATTATGCAATCGAATATTATTTGACTAATAATTATTTAGAATTTCTTCCAGATGGCACTATACAAGGTCAATCAGATTTAAAAGAATTTGCAAGTGATAATGATGATAAATCATCTGTTGTCTGCAATCTTGATACCTACCTTGGAGATGGGCCTTCTGCCACTACTACCGGAGGACTTAGAATATTAAATGCCTCAAGTATTTACGTTCCATCAAGTGCATGGAAAATAGGTAACACTGGTACTGCTAAAAATGTTAGTCAATTATTAGTTAATGAAATTATACGCGGACAACTTACACCAAAGCTACGCATGGTTGATATGCCATTCCAAAATTTATCAGTTGACAATCCTTACCTTCCTCACAAGGTCATAGAATATTCATCTGGATATTACGTTTTTGAAAGAGGTAGTTTTGATTTAAAAACAGAGAT